GCTCTGGTGCGTCACCAAATAAAACACCTTCATCCTCACCCTGAGGTTGTGTTTCATTCATGGGTTCAGGTTCAGTCCCCATTTCGGGTTCAGGTTCAGTCTCTGGTTGTGTATGAACACCGGGAACAGTCTTGAACTCATTCATAAGACCATGGACATCTTCCACTTCTTCTCCCTNNNTGCGCTGCTCTGGTGCGTCACCAAATAAAACACCTTCATCCTCACCCTGAGGTTGTGTTTCATTCATGGGTTCAGGTTCAGTCCCCAGTTCGGGTTCGGGCTCAGTCTCTGGTTGTGTATGAACACCTGGAACAGTCTTGAACTCATTCATAAGACCATGGACATCTTCAACTTCTTCTCCCTCAATGGGTGCGGTCTCCTGGGGGTTCATGGGTTCCTCTTCCATGGGCTCTTCCATAGGAGCATCCATTTCGTCGACCACGTCGGGGTCGATAGTGTCTTCAATTTCACCATCGAGATCTATATCCCTCGATTCCTGGGACATGTACGTCTGAAGAATTTGTTGAACTGGAATCAATTCTTTGACTGTATTCTCAATGGCACTACAAAAGCGCGTCGTTAAATTTTCGTCACGAGTGTATTCACTCTGATCACTGTGGAAAATGTAAGGGTCCTTGTACAAATCCTTGGCGATGTTATTGTAACACGTTTGAATGAATACTTCATTTGTTGGGAGCTTGAGGGAAATCTTCTTGTTATCCGCCTTGAGACGGACAGCAGAGAGAATCTTAGTACACGCTACAAAGACGGCGGCTAAGAGATCATTGAACCACGCACACCTATCGGCGATATTGTCGGTGTGCTGTTTAGACATCGCATTAGACCAATTGGGAACTTCCTTCAATAACTTCTGGAACATGATAAGAATCTTTCGTCCTTTCGAAATCTTAACCGATTCCCTGTACATTTCATCAAAAACTTCAATCATAGGTGGGCACATGATGAGACATAACTGACCGAGGTATTCCTTCTTAGCCTCGACGAGTACGTTCAGATTGTCCATTTATGATTAATAGGGTTTTTAAAAAGCTTATTTCCTACGCAGCTCCCCTGTACTTGTTCGCTATCTTCTTAAGATTCATGAGGTTCGGAAATCCCGAATCGTCATCGTCATCATGGTCATTCGTTTCCTTTACCCTCCTCGGTTTAGGCCATGCGACATATAAATCAAAATCGCTCATGAACTCCACTGTAAAACCACCCCTCATAAACTGCCTGGCTACGTAACGACATGCAGATGATCTATCGAATACGGGGTATCCTATTAAAAACAGGGGAACGGTTAAAAACACCTGTTTATGACCAAATTCTACTGACTGTTTTATCTTGGAAGAAAACTGATCGTAAATTTTGGTATAGATTTCCTTTTTAATCAGTTTTTTCTTTTCATCAATTTTCAGAATATCATTGATGTTGATCATTATAGTTACATCAACTTATTTTTAGCCTCTTCAAACTCACCCATGGTAGGGGTGGCAGCCTCCTTGACCAGCTCGAATTTAAGAAATTCCTTACCTGGTGCTCCATCGGTGAAAGCCTTTACGTTGCCGGGTTGTTCAATGTCAATCGGCTGGGTACGAAGAGATACGAGTTTCGTTGTATCACCCTTCACCTCGAATGAGGCTACCACCGAGAACCCATAGGCGAATCCACCCTTTTTCATGACCATGAATACACATTCATAAATATCATTCTCCTTACCAGCATGTTTCTTAATTTTAGCAGTTTCTATGATATACGTAGGTGTACCGACACGCTTAGAAATTTCAGCGTTCGCTTGAATGGTGAATGTTTCCATCATATCATGATTCACAGAAGCCTCAACCTCCCTGTAACCGGATAGGTTTGGTCTGGGGTCGTTGAGCCGTATGTAGTCTACAGGTTTGCTGTATCCTGAAAGTCCGAAAATTTCAGTGAATGATTCACGCCTGGTCAATAAAATCACCAAGACGAGAAGAGCCAAAAGTATATATACCTTCATCTTTACTATAGTGCGTTAATATTTTTTTACTAAATACCGTATAAATATTAGATGTCGCTACTTATCTACAGTCCAAGATGCAAACACTCGATGGATATCATCGAGTATATCAAAAGTCAGGCACAATTGAAGCAACTCGTACAATTCCATAATGTAAATACACAGGGGATACCCAGGAACTTTCAAAATAAGATCAATCGTGTTCCTACGATGCTGACTAAAAATGGAAAGATTCTTGTGGGGAACGAAATAAAGAACTGGCTAGACTCACTCCTACCAAAGAAGGAAATCGAGCATGGAGGTTTTGGGGGTGCTTATTCGATGAGCAGTCTAGATGGTAACGAGAAGGATGCGGATATGTTTTATTTAGACAACTATGGACAATCTCTCCAACCTGCAATGACTAAAGAACTTGAGGAAAAAATAAGTAGAGATGTGTCTAAGGGTATGGCATATAGTGATTTAAAGATGTGATACTCCACATGTGTAGACATGAAATTAGTTTCGATACAGGCTTCCGCCTTTAAGTCAACTTTCGAAGTGTTAAAAGATATACTCAATGATGTGAATATTTACTTTAGACCACAAGGTATGTATATTGTTACACTCGATACCGCTCGAACGTCTCTCATAGACATGTTCTTAGCGTCTGACAACTTTGAGGAATATCATTGTGAGCAGGAAGAGATTATAGCTGGTATCAACATTTCAAATACGTTCAAGTTACTCAAAACAATCACAAACAATGATGTTCTTCAAATTGAAATTACATCGAAAGAATACATGGATATCACGATCACGAGTGAATCAAAGAAGACGAGTTCGAAGTTTCAGCTTAAATTGCTGGACATTAATGAAAGTCGGATAGAAGTTCCTGAAGTTGAAATGTCCACGGTAACAATTCTACCTTCATCAGACTTTCAGAGACTGTGTCGTGACATGTACAATCTTGGTCCAGAGATTGGTATTACTCGCGATGGTAAACAACTTAAACTCAAATGTGAAGGTGACTTTGCGAATCAAGAGACGTGTATAGAATGCCCCGAAGAAAGTCCGTGTATTACAGGTCTATACAGTCTAAAATATTTGAATATCTTTACAAAGGCGACGAGTATGTGTGCGTCTGTGCAAATTATACAAGAAACTGGAAACCGGTTTTTGATTTTAAAGTATAACGTCGCAAACTTGGGCGAGCTTAAATTTTACTTGGCAACTAAGGTATCCGAAGATCTGTTGTAAAGTTATCGAGTGTAGATACATTTTTTGACATACCAAACGAATTTTTTATAATAATTTTAGGTAAATACTCCTTCAAGTATGATCGTTCATAATATAAAAATTGATCGATCGGAACTTTTTGGGTATGGAAATCGCAACGAGGACCCATATATCGTTTCACCTTTTCAGTAATATCTCTTATAGGTTTATCATCATGATCGACTAACCAGGCACTACTCAAAGGAATACTAAAATGCATACTTGTATCTTCATTTACACCAGGCATAAAATTTATATCATTCGATACAGCGGTGTACATCTTACCATTGAAGTAATATTTCACTCTTAGAATAATATACTTGACATTCTGTGGGATACATGTGTGTATAATGTCTTTGTCGATAACATCTGTGTAGTACTCTGTTAGTATATCGTCTTCCCAGTCCTTACTTTCATGTTTCCAGAATTCATCTTCAGTCTTGTATTTTATGTCGGGATCAATTTCATATTCCAAAACTTTAGAAACGATGTGATAGTCTGGATATGTGGTTAATTTTTTATAAAAGTATAAAAGACTACTTAAAAGTTTAAAGAGCATTTCTATATAACGAATGGAAGGGAATTTTTTAAGTAGATATAACAATAAATTGGATGAATGGACAAAACTAATAAAAAATGACCCGAGTAATCGTAGACGATATGAAAGTGAAATGTCGGATTACATGATAAAATGTATGCCATTCATGAATTTACACATAGATGATGGTGAAGATAAAATAAATACAGACAATGTATTTAATGTCAAAGAAACGGTAGGTCTAAAAAGAAAAGATATATTTACAGATTATCTTGTTGAAGTTGAAAAACAAAACATATATAGACCTATACAAAAAACAGTTCAAGTATGTACGAACTGTCCAGATAGTAATATTATTCATTACACACAAACCGCTGATCTCGTATGTGATGGGTGTGGGTTAATAGTCGCTAGAGCAATCAGTGAAGAACTGACATACAAAGAAGAACAAGAAACATCTGAAAAAATTGTAAACTATTCATACAAGAGGGAAAATCACTTCAATGAATGGTTGTCACAATTTCAAGCGCAAGAGACGACCACCATACCCCCAGAAGTCATGGACCAATTACGCACCGAACTCAAGAAAATGAAAGTTAAGAAAGTCGAAGATATTACACATGCAAAAGTGAGGGGGTTACTCAAGAAACTTCGATTGAATAAATACTATGAACATGTACCCTATATATCCAATATTCTCAGTGGTATTAAACCCCCAAATATGCCACAAGAATTGGAGGAGTATCTTCGAATCATGTTCAAAGATATCCAGAAACCCTTTGATGACAACTGTCCGACAGAGCGTAAGAACTTTTTGAGTTACTCATATGTTTTGTATAAGTTTTGTGAACTTTTGAGTGAGGATGAATATCTCCAATACTTTCCCCTCCTCAAATCTAAAGAGAAGTTGTATCAACAAGATGTCATTTGGAAAAAGATATGTCACGATCTTAAATGGGAGTTTATACCGACAATTTAAAGAATTAATCAAATGATTCTTTAATAATGGAGTGTCCAAATTTTGATGTGTGTCATAAAAGGTATGATCCAAGGTTGAAAGTATGTACTTCATGTTTTTGGAGATTCAAGAATGAAGTACTCGAATTCAAAATTGGGGAATGTTCACTTTGTCATGAGAATGTAAGATGTGTCAAATATAGAAAATGTTCACATTTCGTTTGTCTCAAATGTTTCAATAACAATAGGAAATGTTCTATACCTAAGTGCGGTGAATAATCGTATTTAGTAACAAAATGACTGAGGAAGACAATCAAGCCCTATTGGCACTCTATGAGCTTGAAGCTCATGTGTGTCCACACCTCGATAACATCAGTCAAACGGACCCGGCTGTCCAGTACTGCATGGAACAGGCGAAGTTTCATTTGAAAACGGCCCACGAACTCCTGGAAGCAGCTGTGTTAAGTCCGCAGACACGACATGATGATGATCTCGTATTTTATCAAAGGCTTTCGAGAGTTCTCCCACTGATGGTCCTAATGCAATCTTACGAATCTCTACCTCCCGGCCCGGTTGAAGAGGAAAATTTACCAGATACGCCAACCTCAGTCCTGTCAAGTCAAGATATTTTTGAGCCTGATGCTCCATCCCATCAGTCAGAGTCTTAATAGCCTTTAGTTCTAGTATCACAGTATTGTCTATGATAATATCAGCTCGTAATTGTCCAACGACGTGCTCCCTAAACCTAACCAATATATGTCGTTCAGATTCATATGGAATACCCTTCTCTCTCAGTATAACCTCAACTGCATTGTGATACACTCGTTCACTATATCCAGGACCTAATTCAGAATATACTTCTTTAATGATTTTCTCTATATCCCACTTCATTTATAAAGAATGGTTAATTTTCTCTATATATGTTAAGATGGCTCCCACATCCATGAACATAAACAACGGGCCTAACAGGACCAAAAATGGTACCAAGAAACGCCGTGCCAATAACAGTAATAGTAACAATAATCAGGCAAGGGCATACAGAAAGCGGGAGATTAACTTACCAAATCTGAATGTCGGTGGGAGTGGTATGGGGTGCGGATATGCCGGTATTCCACGGTATATGAAGAGGGCGAAGGAACGATTTGATAATGCGTATGTCGTGTCTGCCTTTTTAGACTACACTATAGCCACCAATCAATACGGTATAGTGAAAAACATAAACACTATCGTCAAACGCCACGGTGTACCCAACACATCTTCTAGGATTGTCACCTCCAATCAAGTATACTTTTTCATGGTAGGTTTAAGGAACGTAGACAACGCACACGCCGTCAGTGTCTTGGTTGATCCTGGTGTTTACGCGCAAAATTTTAGAATGTGGGTCTTTGATCCACATGGTGAAGCATCGAGAGATTCTATATGGGGTAGAACCATGCGACAGAAAGTAGTACCACTCATCAAACAGTTATGGGGAGTCACGAATGCCAATAATAGAATGACCAAATATTATAACGGTCCAAACTTGCAAGCCAATAACAATCGAGGTGTGTGCACTACATTCTACGTGACGTTCATGGATTACATTCAAGCACTCGTGGCTGGTGAAAATATAAACGGAATAACTCGTTTTGCAGCACAGAATTCCACAGTGAGGAGAAAACTCTTCTTGGACTTCCCTCCGAATATACAGGGTTTAGTTACAGTTAAAAACAAAACTCGATAAATTCTCAGTGTATAACAGGTAGTGTCAATGAAATTCAGACTCATGCGTCCAAATATGGTCGTAAGAAGAAAGAGAATACAGTTGTCCCGTGAAGTGGTTCGCGATTTGAAAGAAGTGAGTAAATTATCTTGTGTCAAACAGTGGGAATTTGCGGGTAATATCGAGTACAAAAATTTCGAATTTAGTAAACCAAAAATTGTCACATCAAAAAAACGAAACCGAGTCGAAGGTCCTGAAATCGATAGAGTTTGGTATTCTGAAATGTCATTTCATACACACCCAGGTATTGGTCACCATGACGGGACTCTATGTCAGAATACACCCGTGTTCACAACCCTCCCCAGTAATGCGGATTTCGAAGCATACATTAAAGGGTTCCCCGAAATGCAAGTCAATATAATTTGTGATTCACATGGATACTATGTTATTAATATCCTTAAATCGGCGTACATGAGGGCATCACCTTTACCCGAGGCTGTACATGAATACATGAGAAAGGTACGCAGTAAACCATTCATGCGTATTTGTGTATTTTCAGATAATGGAATTGAATATTTTCAAACCACTATAAAAAACTGGAAAAGAGAAATTAACGAGTATACTGATCCAGAAATGATGAAACTTTTTGGAGTATCAATTCGTTATTATGGATATGACGACGATCCCCCAATTGTTACCGTCTATCGGGATATAGACGTAGCATAGAATCCTCTAATTCATCAAC